CTTTCCCAGACGCCACTGTATCCCAAACATGTTCAAGTAAAAACAGATTGCCTGCATGATCAAGCGCAGACTGTAGCCATGGAGCACATCGCTCCCAATCTGTCTTTACCGCTGGGTCATTCATCTCGGCATAGCCTTATCAGCCTTGACCTCCGGCGGCTGCTTTTTTGTACCGTGACGCGCTTGCCTTATACGCTTCATCATGTCGTAGAGTTTCTTGGCGCCAGCATTTGATGACCCATTACCAAGATCCGATACAACATCGGCAGGTACAACAAACTCACCATCTGCTAAACGTGCAGGCTGTTTGTTATTGATTGTTGCAGGGATGCTATCTGACATACCATCGCCGTCGCCATTAAGGTAGCGACCAGCCGCCATGTACACATCACCACCTTGGTTGTAGCCCACCTGGCCACCATCATACCCAACCAAAATATCACTGACCGAACCGCCTGTAGCCCCAGCAACAGGGGAAGCATTATCACTCGATGGCGCAGGTGCTGTGGCTGGAGCAGTGGTTGGAGCCGGAGCGGCAGACGTGCCGGCATAAGTAAATGGAGCAACAGTCATCGGCTTATAAAGCGAAGCCAGTCCAGCTTCATAACCAGCTTGGCCTTGTGCAATCTGTGCCGCCGTTGGCCCATAACGCTTGGCGGCTTCTGCTGCGTCAAACTGAAACGGATTGGGATTAAAGAATAAGGGCATGCCTTTCATAGGCGTGTAAATATTCTGCCCCGATGCAGATTTTTGTGGCGCCGGCTGAGGCGGGAACATGGGTGCAGTAAGCGCACGGTTATACACAGGGGCAGCTTTGTATTCAGGCTGCTTGACCGCTGGCGCTTTATTTTGCGTTAAAGCCGCAGCAAGAGCACCAAGACCTAGTGCAATTCCGGCACCAGTTCCATTTGATCCCTGTGTTCCTAATACGGCCTTGAGTACGTTTTTCCATATAGAAGAGCCTTCAGGGCCAAGACCAATAGAAGCCTCAATTTCTGCATTGGTCGGACTTGTTCCATCCTTTGAAATAGATCCAGGATCTAAACCAATAAGCTTCCAGAAATCAGTCTCGCTAGCTGATGTATTACCAGAGGATGTATCTACAGTAAGACCGGTTGTTGGGTCATATAAATTACCAGAAACATAATCAATATTGCTTGATGTACTCATGGCTTACTCCGCTAAGTAGCCCATTTTATTGGGTTAAGTCATAGAAGGAAATGGACCCAACCCCATCCCCTGTTGTTGCGCCAGAAATAGTGCGAACACCCAAGGTGTAGATGTCACTAACGTCTGTCAATGAAACACCAAGCTGCTGGTCCCAGTTAAACCCGGTTGGGGATAACGTGTCCGCTTGCCCGCCACCACCACTGTTTGCGATATAACCCGTTTGCACAATAGTCCCTGCTGTGGCAATAGCCGTGGCTGCAACATCAAACTCTACGTTGCTATCAGAAGGAACGGTAGCAGCCCAGGTTGCCCCGGTAAGAACCGGATTTTTGATCAATGCAATTTCGTAATTTTGCAGCGTGGTTGGCTGGAACTGTATCCGGTTCGGCAGCACCACTGCGCCTAATGCCGTTGATGCTAGTCTGATTGAAACCACCGGAAGGAAATTAGCTGCCGTATTTATGGTGCCAAGAACTGTAGTCCGCCTAGCAACGTGCTGAATGGATGTAGCCTCAAACCCACCTTCCGATACAACTGACGCACAAATTTGTGTAAGTGTTGCAGCCACTGCCGACGTAGTTGTAGTGATCTCATAACGCACAGGCAAGATAGCCGTGGTCATGTACACCGTTGTACCGTAGACATTTGCCGTGTCAAAGGTGTGGCAAACAATATACTGGCCGTTGATAATGAATCCACAACGCACTGATCCAACACCCAACCACTCAAAATCCATCCACAGAATCTGAGGGTGTGTTAAGTCAAGCGTTAGCCCAGATTCACCCGTCCCATCTAGCTTGTCACCATTCCAATTTGCTTGGCTGGCTGATCGTGCATCGCTAGGCGTACCCGAAGTATTTGACCGCACTACAAACGAATTAACCCCAGCAGTTCTCTGAAAGAAGACACCATTCTGCGTGTTGAAATATCCAACCTTCTGATTAAGATTTGCAGAAGTACCGTTATCCATCTGAAAGGTTGCTAACACTAGCAAGCCTTTTCCTGGCTGGTACAGCATATTCCTATAGGACTGACGCACCACAGAACCAACGCCGCCGCTGGTAACAGTCATGCTAACGCTTGACTGATTGGTATTAAAGGTTGAGGTCCCTGTGCCAGACGTAGAGGTACTAAATTGATTGTCAGCAGCATACCTATTCTGACTATCAAAGAGGGTATATGGTTCGCTCACCCGTTGGCGACCAAACGCATCAAAGTACGTCCCCGGGAAGGTGACTGGTAATGTGTTATCGGTTGCCATAAGCAGTGATAAATAATTGTTAAGACGGTTAAAGTACAAACGTAAGACGTTGTTTAGCTGCTCCTGATACTGCGGGTTCCATTGTTGCGGCGCATAAGGAAGATTAGGCGCTGCAATCTTGGTAAGCTGATAATCAGAGGTGACAACATAAGTCATGCACCGCTCCCTGTAGCTCGGCCATCCTGCTTGATGTCAATTCTTGGCGATCCTAGCTGCCATGCACTACCCAAGTCAGACGATTCAACCTTGAATATCATCTGCCGGCCACGGACACGCACATAAACTTGACCAGTAAATTGCTCAATGATTGTCGTTGATGTCCTTGCCACTGCCGCATAACTTTGTCCTGCTAGCGATTGTGGATTGTTATACCCAGATCCTGAGTTCATCATAGGTATAAGCGACATAGTTACTTGAGGATTATCGGTAGTTGATCCTGTAAATGTAATATCAGGTAATACACGATAAACAAATCCTATATTATGTCCATCTTGAATATCAAATTCTGCTGACTCAATATAAGCATTAATAGCTACCGGTATGCCGCTTACATTATCATCATTACCAAATTCATGATTAACGAGATTGCTACTATATGTAGCCGCCTGCGGATAATCCCTTAGCCCAGCGTCAAACCATGCCGTTCTTGCCATGGTTCCGTAATACCATATATTTTCCATGTAGTTATAAACAACGTACCGGTCTATATTAGTTGTGCCGGAAGAACAGTAAAACCACCATACCTCATTAAATCCTTCGTTAGTACCTGAGAAGTACTGAAGATACTGCGTGGTATTAATATCCTGGTAAATATATTTCCTTAGATCACAATTAAGTGTTTGTACACGGCCATCGTATTTGTAAAACTTATCAACGCCCATCCAATAAGCAACACCGGCTGCAACGGATGTCGCGTTTGGACCTACGATTGAAATGTTATCGGCCAGCAGTTGTGCGCCCCATACCAGCGGGGCACCCAAGTATTGAACAGAATAAAGAGCCGTATCGGTCCAGACAAGGATCTCTTGCCGTGTCTGTGCGACGGCCATGATCTTGGACCCATGTGATAACCGTAATGATCCTGCTTGGTTAGTAGCTGTAGGTAGCCAATCGGTTAATGATTCTTGATCAGCCCAACGAATAAGCATGGGATCTTGTACTGATGAGCCTATATCGTTAGTACCAAAGCAGAACACAAACCGATAGATATCTGATACGAATACAAGGTTCTGTATTACTGGTGTATCAATCGCCCCGGGCAAGGTCTCGATGTTAACGCCCCGAGCGCTTAGGCCATTGGTCGCATCCCAGTAGTACACGCCGCCGCCGCGAGGACCAAATACCAAATCTTCTCCAAAGTTATTGGCAGACCATAGCCTGATTGCGTCACCTACAAATGTACCTACACCGCCCCAGGTTCCTTGGTTCCAATTACCTGCGCCCCATCCAACTTGGGGGACCTGAAAGCCTGGGCCGATCGTAATTTGATAGGACGCTCTTACGCTTGAGCCGCCGCCGGTTGTTGTCGAGCTTGCATTTGCTGATGCAACAATAGTGAAGGAGTCCACACTCACTACGGTCATGACATATTGATTATTTAAATCAAGCCCAGCAACGGTTGAAGCACCGGAAAACGTAACGTAATCACCGGATGAACCACCATGTGCTGTTGCTGTCACCGTAACGGTTGGCGATCCATTTGTTGTTGCAAAAGGATTGGTGCCTAATAACTTAGCGTTGATGTAATACTCTGCCGTTACCGTGCCGCCGCCACCGGTTACCGTTGAGGTTGCATTGGTATCTAATACGATCGTATAGCTATTAGCATTGATCACTGTAGCTATGACATGGCGCGTATTAATTTGGGATGCTGTAAAGCCACCCACTGCCGACGCCCCGGTAAAATAAACAAGG